TGCCACCATTGACTCAGGATTTGACCCACCATCAAAGGTTTGCCAAATGAAATCTACTGATTCGATAGCTATTGCTTGTCCTGTTGCTACATTGACATATGCACCCAAATCGATAGAACCTTGAAATCTACTACCATCTGCTGAACCATTCGCCATTGAGACTCTTTCTGTCAGGTAAAAACTGCCTGTTTTTGCTGTTGCCATAGTAGCCCCACGCAAACTCGGTGTATAAATTACACCCCCTAGGATTAGTCTTCTTTATTCGAGGCGACGGAGGAAATAGTCCCCCTCCATTATCTTATCACCACCACCCCCATGGCATACCAACCATACTACTAATTTTCGTGGGATAGCCCATGGGCTTTCTTGCGATATATATATACGAAATGACAATTTCCCATTAAATATGAGACAGAAACTCATTACTCTAGACCTAACTTCTTGGGACTTAGCAGCTAGAAAGTCTAATTTCTCGCAGTGGGTACGCGATAAGTTACGAGCAGAAGACAATCGAAGGCAAGAACATAAGCAAAGACACACTTGTGCTATTGCAGAATGCAGATCTAAGACATATCGAAACACAAAGTATTGCATCTACCATGATGATTTGTTAGGAGGCGAAGAACAATGAGTGTATATGTTGGAGAAGCTACAGAAAAACCATACCGCGTTAGTTGGGATTGTTGCATTTGGGTATGTTTCTCATGCGGCGAAATGTTTGATTCAGAATTATGCTGGTCTTTCACTGGAGAATGTTACGAATGTTATCCTAGACCTGATAAGATGAAGGTGAAAAAATGATTGGAATTCGATGCCATTTGTATGGAACCAGTAATGACTCATGCGACAAATGCGATAGATGTGCTGAAGTCGAAGCAATGTGGAGGGAAGAGGAATGAATATGAAATATGTTTTAGATCATGAGCTAGAAAGAAAGCAATGTAAAGAGTGCCTTGGAATGTGGGTATTGTTTGAACATGAAGGTAAACCTGCTTATTACAGGCTCTCTCCTGTCGCACCACACGATTGTAGCATATGCAAACCTATTGATGAGGATATTGAATCTAAATCGATTGTATCAGTAGAACAATGGATTGGTGTTGATCAATGAAGCTTGCGTTAGTCTGTAAAATTTGTGACGAAATTACTTGGATAAAGATTGACAACTATGTTATGTCAACACAGCGTAGATTTCACATCTGCATTGATTGCGATGAAATTTAATCTTGTTCTAACTGAGACAGAACAAACTTACCTGCTTTAGTCCAACCGCCAGTGGCGATAGTAAAAACTAATGTTCCAGCATCGACAAGGAACTCTTCTTTTGTATCTGCTCTGTAAACTGGCAAGTTCAAGAAGTTCATATCAAAATTATGGAACGATGAATAAGAATAACCATCTTGAAAAATATACAAATCTAAATTACCAATCCTTTGTCCAGATCGTAATCCATACAATTGAGACATCTAATCAGTTCCTAGCTCGAAACTTCTCTTGAGTCTCATCATGTAATGTAAATCAGATTCTTCTATTGATTCAAATCGAACCACAAATGTAGAAGCAGGAACTTCAACTTCGCAATCGACATCGAATAAACCAGTAGGAATAACTATTCTGTAAATCCATAACTTTTCGACTGTAGTAGGTTCCATCGATGAAAAATCTACTTCCCTAGCTACAGTCATTATTTCAGGTGCAGCTTGAATAGTTGTTAAAGTCATTAACCTATAACGTCCAAATATAATCTGAGTCCAGTCTTCTTTTGATATTGAAGAACCAGGTAAACCATTATCCATGTAATCTGCTATTACATCAGGAATATCCAATCTTTCTTGGGATAGAATCTCTATTACTGCAAACCTACCATTAGGTGAAGCATTAGCAGTATATACACCGGGATCTTGTAGTAAAGCAATTTCAGGATAGATAGTGAGATCGTCTAAAGTATATCCACCTAAATCAAAATATGATTCAAAGTAAAAGGATGCAGGGCTAGAACCTACTGGTGCTACTAATTCCCATCCTGCCCCAATACCATTACTCTTTACTGGAGTCCAAGTTCCATCGTCTTGCAGCTTCAAATAAGAAGGAGGTACTTGTTTGTGCATAGTTCTCTTACCGCGGAGTGCTCTCTCATCCATACAATCACCTCATTGTTTTCGCTAGTTTGTGGGCGGCTTTTTGTGCTCGCTTAAATCCGTTCTTAGCCCACTTTCCTGATTTGAGTTTGTATTTTCCAGCGACTCGCTTGAAAGCCTTACCGTACTTGATACTGTAAGCACTCGCTTTCCGCTTGACTTTCTTCTCAACAGGGGCAGCAAGTTTGCCAACTTCTTTAGAAATGCCAGTAGGAACGCCAGCACTTTCTAGCAACTCCGCCAATAATCTGCATGTTTCACAAGCCACTGAATCACCTCAGTTATCTGAGGCTGTCGACTGGATCGCAATTGCCATCCAATCTTTGTTAGATAGTTTAACAACTCTGCATCGGATTCTTGCGGTAAGGTAAACATTCACTGTACCAAGTGCAGCTCCGTCAACTCCGCCAACTAAGTAAAGTGTATCATTTACAACTAAGAATGATTCACTAAGTGCAGATGGCCCGAAATTGTCAGGGTAAAGGTCAGTAGTGTGAGTAGCGATATTGTTTCCTTGGTCGATGGACAAAGAACCTGAAGCTACTAAACTGTGGTCGTCAGCCAAAATAAAGGCTGTACCCGGATTTAGATCGGTAAGTTGTGCACCAAGACTACCGTTTGCTGCCACCATTGACTCAGGATTTGACCCACCATCAAAGGTTTGCCAAATGAAATCTACTGATTCGATAGCTATTGCTTGTCCTGTTGCTACATTGACATATGCACCCAAATCGATAGA